GGACGAGGGGAATCAACGATCGTGCAGAGAGAGAAGTAGCAACGGTCGGAACCCAAGTAAGTTAGAAGTTACAACATTTTCAACAGATGTAACGAAAACCCTCCAGTTGTACCAATGAAGGCGACGCGTGGAGAGTAAGGGTCATCGTGTGGAAAATATTGGGGGGGCACCAATGGGTGCCAGGTTATTGAGTCGAGTTGAGAGTCGTGTTAACAATAGGTTTACGTTTAGATAAAACCGAGAATGGGACGATGTTCTGTGATCTTGTCTTCATCTCACTGGGAGTAGGTGAGGGACTAGGAAAGTGACAATCGTCGGAGACGTCCGTAAGGGTCCGAAGTTTAGTTTCAACCAGAGAAGGAGGTGTCATGGATGAAACAGCGAAGTTAGTGGGTAAGGCAACTACGTACAGGTCGCCGTTTTGTACAATAGAAACGGTACCATTGGTTCCACCAGTGATACCAACACGGCCACCGTTGGAAATATTCATAAAGAAAACTAAGATCATTCCACCGGTGACGTTGTATGTCATAAGTTGTACGCCGTTAACGTATTCGTTGGTGAAGGCAGTGCCTCCACCAAAGCCATTTATAAGAGTGGCGCCTCCGTCGAAGACCAAGGAATGGTTAGCCATAAGGCCTGCGAGGGAGGTAGTGGTGGCGCCAATCCGATAAGCGACCATAACCTTCCCAGTGTATCCCACAGGGAAGGCAATGATATCTAAGTTAGTACCATCTACCGATTCCAATGTCGTGCCAAGATCGGAATCGCTAGTAAGCGTAGGTGGTGCCCCAGTGGTTCCGAAATAATTCGGACCACCAGAATCAGAGGAAGAGGGGTTCAATAAATAGTGATCATAAACATCAACAGTTGAGTTGAGTTTGGGTTTCAACAAAGTAATATCGTATGTGACCCAAAGCTCACCAATGTTGGTGCTAGCCCCTTGCATGCCTACGGTGGCGATATAGAAATTACCCCAATCATATAAACGCAAGTCCCCGCTGGTAACGGGTCCAGGACGCGTATATAATACGTTAGTGGGGGTTTCTAATTTACTGCACTCAATAGGGTGAAGTAAATTAATAGAAGGTTTGCCACTGCAAGTAAACTGAGTTTGTTCCATCTGAAATTTATTTACGAACGGAGGGTCAAGGACGTTATAATCCGTGGCCATAACGACGGTACCTGATGCGGTATTTGTAGATGCTAAGGCGTCGTAAGAGTTAGATTTAAATTCATACACGACGCCATTTAATTGGTATTCCTGGTAATTTTCAGCAGAGGCTGATAACCAGGGAAATGCTTCAAGGAGGGCGGGCTGGATCGGCACTTTTTCAATACTAAAGGCACCTGGTGTGTCAGAAGTAATGACATCGAAGAGATATTCTCGATGTTGTATGCGGGTGCCAGAAGACATGTTCTTAAAACTCGGTAGCTGGTCCAATGACCCGACCAACGAGTTCCTGGAGACTTTGTAATCTCCAAAGCCAGTAACCTGTCGAAACAGGTTACCTGCCATGCCTCCAAGAGTCTTGCCGGTTGGGCCAAAATATGACCCTAATTTCGCGCCAAGAGCTGGTTCGTTAAAACCACCACGACGATTCTTAGGGATACGGGGTGGTTTCCGGCGCTTCGGTTGTCTAGGGGGTGGACGAGCTGGTTTGCGGCGAGGTCGCCTACCCTTTTGAAAGGGTAAGCTTTGTAAGGCTTCGCGAAGTAGCTTTTGACTCATGGTTTTAACAATTACAGTGACGTATTCTCAATTAAAACTCAAATAACCGGGCACCCAAGTGTGCCCGATCAAGGCGGCTTGCGCCACACGGCATTGTCACTTCTAAGGACATTGCCGTTTTTCTTGCTCTTATTATTTTTATTTTTCTTGCCATTACTTACATTTTTCGCTGTGGCAATTCCCTTGGGTGGAGAGCATGGGACCTGTGGTTGGGTACGCATAAGTTGGTCATTAAGTTCAACCAACCAATCCTTATCATCACCAATAGTTAGGCAGACTTTGGACTCAGTGGTCGGTAACCCTCCATCAGGAGGTTTTGCAACAACTGAGTGTTTTACATCGAGGCTATCACCATCCACTATGACAGGAATGTCTGACTTGGCAGGAATCGGTGCCATAAACATGGGTGGGGCCATGAGTTGTTCAACAGTGGTACAGGAACTGCACCACACAAGAAATCTTTTATACTCAAATTCAGGGATTTGTTGTTGAACATCCGCCAACATCCAATCAGCCTTGCCATTGGGGTATTGACTCTCTACAGGATATCTAGAGATCCAAGTGCTGATTGGGGCCAACAAAGCGTTGTGCGTTAGTGCGCCAGTGATCTTGATCGTTGCTTGACACAAATCACCAATAATTGGTGTATTGAGATCAGATAAACTGAAGCAACGAATCTTCTCAAGGTATTTCATCTTGGGAGTGACATTAACTGTCATGTGTACAGAAGTGTGAAATTTGGCGACTTGTCTAAGGACATCGCAAGTTGTGTTTACATCTCCGTTCCAAACTTCAGGCGAATAATGCCTAGCTAGAAATTTGATACCGGGAGATCCGCGGGAGATGGGTTCAACGGTCAATTCTTGACCGATGCTCTTAGCTGCCAGGGTATAGATACCGGCATCTATATCAGGCGTAAGGCCATCATCTCCTCCATAAATCCCGAGGCGTTCAAAAGCCTCCTCAGCCTCTATTTCCAAGCCATCGCGTTTCGACATTCTGAATGCCAGGAAAGCTACAAAAGCATTGACAGTGGTATTCAGGATGGAAGTTTCTGGTGAACCAGACGCACGTGAAAATTTGGTCTCATATTTAGTATCAAGTGCGGCGTAGGCTTTTAGATTATGTTGACTGCGGTGCAACTCAAGAAGTTGAGCGTGACAGGATGTGTCAAAAGCACGCAAAAGCAAAATGCGCTCAAAATCTCGCATGAGATTAGAGCCGTGGCCATCAAATTTGCTAAAATCAGTATTAGCGGCAGTGGTGGCATCAGTCAAAATATCAGTAACACGGTTAGCGATCTCAATAGGTGATTTGGAGAACGCATACCAGGGCTGATTTTTCAACACCTTCTCGAAAGCATACATAAACCGACTGTATTCCAATTTGTCAAGTGGGTCAACAACAGATATTGGACGTGGTGGTTTAATATTGGGGTATGCTTCTGACTTAATGAACATCTTAATTACGCGACGTGGGAGCATGCCCAGTGCGCGTTCAAATGTGGAACGTTGTGTGGGACGGTTCTGCCGTCTATAGACTTCGTCATGGTCAGTAGGAGTGAGTAGGTGGGGTGAAGGGATTAGCTGTTCGGCAAATTCTTGCATAGCTTTAGCCATCAATTTAGTTAAACGCAACTTAGGCGGTTGGACATCTAAAACACGGCTTTGTACGCATTGTTCCTCATTAGCTTTGGTACGTGCAGGTGCAAAGGCCCCATGTATGATAGGGGACATAAAAGGTTGCAGAGTGCATTTTACAACTGGTTCATAAGATGAGGGTTTATATTGGTACACGCGGACAGCTTCTTGTACGGGGCACACAACATCCGGTTTTGTCTGAGTTCGTTCCCGATGATACTCAAGGAGCGGTAAAGCTGCTGAGCGATCAGGAACAAACGACGATACCTGAGGGAGACTTAAAGCATAGTGACTAGTTCGTGCCACAGTTGCAATCAGGTCATCAACCTGGACAGGTATCAACGCGGATGCATAGGCGTTAGGGCGGCCGGTTGACACCTCCAATCCAGCGGCGGATGAAGATATCAATCGGGTATATGAGCCGAACACTACTTTTAACCGTGAAAGCGTTCGACCGGTGATCATGCGACAATATAAAATTGCGCCGAGCCACGACCAAGAACCAATTGGAGTAAGCATGATAAGTTCATGGTCAGGTGCGGTAGATTTACGATCAACGTAGTAAGCAGCAACTTTAATGGGGAATCCCCAAGAGTGCTCATACGTGACGAAGTGATCGGTTGAATAATTCCAAACACGATGCTTATACCGACTGCCACCGGTTATATTGTACACTAGTTCATCTTCCTCATTAAAGGTGTAACTATAGTCCCCTGCGACTCGGGACACTTGTGATGGTTGTACAGTATAAAGTATAGTAGGGTGGACATTTTGACACAAAAAGCTAGGCATGTCGAAGTATTGGTCGACATCAACCATAGCAATTAGCGGATTATGAGGAAAACACATTGGTTGTGGCTTAGTAGTAAGATCAGTGGTCCAATGATAGGTCCTACTACCAGGTTTTCCTTGCTTCTCATCGTCGCGTGAGGTCTGTATGCGATAAACATTCAGGCCTAGCAGATTCCCAATACGGTCAATATGGGAAGAAGCTTGGGAACGG